TTGTTCTGCTGACGTTGCTTCTGCACTTACAATGGCAGGTGTATTGGATTACACTCCAGCACTTAATGCTAACCTTAACGTTGATGACACAGGTAATACATTTGCTGGTGTTCTTCAAGGTAAGTACAGAGTATACATCGACCCATTCTCTGCAAACTCACCAACAGGTGGTCAGCAGTACTATGTTGTAGGATACAAAGGTACTTCACCATATGATGCAGGATTATTCTACTGCCCATATGTACCACTACAGATGGTACGTGCTGTCGGAGAAAACAGCTTCCAGCCAAAAATTGGCTTTAAGACCAGATATGGTATCGTTGCAAACCCATTTGCACAAGGTACTACTGCTGGTCTCGGTAAACTTGTTGCTAACTCTAACAGATACTATCAGAGAGTTACAGTTAAGAACCTTATGTAATATGTTTTACATATTCTCAAAAGACTCCTTCGGGGGTCTTTTTTTTGTGTATAAATACTTATATGGACGATAAAAAAGCAGCTAAAAAAATAATTAAGATAGCAAAAAAACATCCAGATTTATATACAAAACAAGAT